CCCTTGGATTACTTCAGAAAATTATGAAGAATCTATGAACTTCATTAAGAATTGTAAAGCTGATTGGCTAGGCGGCCACCTTGAACTTAATGGATTTGAAATGATGAGAGGTGTTCGAAATACACATGGTATGGATCATAAACTTTTCTCACGTTTTGAAAAAGTTTTAACTGGCCACTACCACGTTGGCTCAATTCAAGATAACGTGCATTATCTTGGTTCTCAAATGGAATTTTTCTGGAGTGATGCTCATGATCCAAAATATTTCCACGTTCTTGACACGTCTACAAGAGAATTGGAAAGAGTACGAAACCCTCATACTTTGTTTCATCGTATTCGTTATGACGATGATGGGTATGATTACACTAATTACGACGTATCTCAAGCTGATGGCAAGTTTGTAAAAATAGTTGTAATTAATAAATCTGACCTATTTACATTTGATAGATTTGTTGATAGAATACAGAATAGGCCAATCCATGAATTAAAGATTGCTGAAAACTTTAATGAGTTTGTTGGTGAAAATGTAGAAGATGAGTCAGTATCAGTTGAAGATACTGAAACACTCCTTGATAGTTATGTAGATGCGGTTGACACAGAGCTTGATAAATCCCGCATCAAAATTAGTATGAAACAATTATTGACTGAAGCGCAGGCTCTTGAAATTTTATGATAGTATTTAAAACTTTACGTTGGAAGAATTTTCTTAGTACTGGTAATCAGTGGACAGAAATCCAACTAGATCGTACAGCATCAACTCTTATCGTTGGACAGAATGGTGCTGGTAAATCAACAATGCTAGATGCATTATCCTTTGCGTTATTTGGCAAACCACATCGTAATATTAATAAACCTCAGCTTGTTAATACAATTAACAATAAAGATTGTTGTGTTGAAGTAAACTTCACAATCGGTAAATCAGAATTCTCAGTTAAGCGTGGCATTAAACCAAACATCTTTGAGATTTGGAAAAATGGTACGATGATGAATCAATCATCCCACGCTAAAGAGTACCAGAAGATCCTCGAACAAAACATCATTAAGTTGAACCATAAGTCGTTCCACCAAATTGTTGTGTTGGGCTCTTCCTCCTTCATTCCTTTCATGCAGCTTCCAGCACAACATAGACGTGATGTTATCGAGGATCTTCTGGACATTAATATTTTTTCGAAGATGAATCAGATCGTAAAAGAAAAGAATGCTGAGTTAAAAGATAAACTAAAAGACTTAGGTTATAAGCTTGAATTAAATAAAGAGAAGATTGAACTTCAAAAAAAATATATTCGCGAAGTAGAGGAGTTAAGCAATGATCAGATCGAGGAAAAAGAAAACGAAATCTCCATTGCAGAAGAAACCATTTCGAGTTTACAGTTGGAAAACGTCAACTCGTCCGAAGAAATTGAAAAGCTCTCCGAAGGTCTTGAAGAAAGTCTCAAAAAGAACAACGATAAGAAGCAGACGCTCCTCCATTACGGAGCAGAGTTTAATCAAAAAATCAAACAACTTGTCAAGGACTCGAAGTTTTACGAAGAAAATGATACATGCCCCACATGTTCCCAAGATATTAATTCAGACCTTCGATCGGAGAAACTTTCCACCGCCAAAGCTAAAGCATCCGAGATACAAAAAGCGTTGGATGATGTCGCTGAGCAGTCAGCTACTGTGGAATCAACTCTTACACGGCTTAACGATATCTCAAATGAGATCCGAACCAAAACCACACTTATATCTGGCAACAATCGAGAGATCGTACGGTTGCAAGGACAGATTAACAATCTCACCTCTGCCATATCAAAAATACGCGGCAATGATGGTGATGTAGCTGCATCTAAATTAGATCTTGAAGAATTAAAACAGGCTACTGATTCTTTGCTCGAAGATCGTTTACAATTAAACGAAGAATTTTCATATAACATCGTAATTAGTGAGATGTTAAAAGACACTGGTATTAAAACAAAAATCATTAAGCAGTACTTACCAGTTATTAATAAACTAACAAATCAGTACTTACAAATTCTAGATTTCTTTGTTCACTTTAATCTTGACGAATCATTCCAGGAAACAATTCGATCTCGCCATCGTGATAGCTTTTCATACGATTCATTTTCTGAAGGTGAAAAACAGCGTATTGACTTGGCCTTGTTGTTTACTTGGCGTCAAATCGCTAAGATGAAAAACTCAGTGTCTACTAACTTGCTTATCTTAGATGAAACCTTTGACTCATCTCTAGATCATGATGGTGTAGACAATCTAATAAAAATCTTGTATACACTTGGTGATGATACAAACGTGTTTGTTATTTCTCATAAAGGCGAAATACTAGATGGCAAGTTCAAGGATAAGCTTGAATTTTATAAAGATAAAAATTTCAGTAAAATGAAGTTTAGTGGTTCACAAATCGAAAATAATGTGGTATAATATATTATGCATAAAAAACGGAGTATAGAATGGAACTAAGTGAAAATACTATTCAGCTACTTAAGAACTTTGCGTCGATCAATTCGAACATTGTAATTAAGCCTGGATCAAATATCTCTACAATCTCAGAGGCAAAGAACATTCTTGCTTCAGCCGATGTACCTGAAGAATTTAATCAAGAAATTGGCATTTATGATTTAAATGAATTCCTTGGTGTTCTTGGACTTGTAGATACACCACGGCTAAAACTAAATGAAGACCACGCTGTGATTGGTGACTCAACAGGTCGTTCAAAGATTCGTTATTATTTTGCGGATAAAGAAATGTTAACTTCACCAAGCAAGCCAGTCAACATGCCTGTAGCTGATGTTAAGTTTCATTTAGATAACGACACTTTAAATCGTATCAAGCGAGCAGCTTCTGCTTTAGGACACAACGAATTATCAATTACTCCTAATAATGGATCAGTTACTCTTACTGTAACAAGCACTGATAACTCAACTGCAAATAGTTTTTCAATTGATGTTACTGGTGAATCACAGGCAGATAAATACAACTTTATCTTTAACATCTCAAATCTTAAAATGTTATCCGGTAATTATGACGTTGAAATCTCGTCTAAACTAATTTCGCAATTCAAAAATACAAACACTTCTTTGAAGTATTGGATTGCTCTTGAAAAAAATTCTAAGTATGGAGAATAATATAAATGGATCACTCTAAAGCATATGAAACAATGAACAATGTTGCTCGTTCATCTATTGCTGTTATTGATACTATCGCTCAACGTGGTGGTTTTAAAGGCGAAGAACTTTCAACAATTGGCCAACTACGTGATCAATGCCAGCATGCTATTCAAATTGTGGAATCATACAAACAAGAATCTGCTGAAGACTAATTAAGGATACTACTATATTATGAATGATGATTTTCTGTGGGTCGAAAGATATCGTCCACGAACTATTGAACAAACTATCCTACCTACACAACTTAAAACAGTATTTCAAAAAATAGTCGAGTCCGGCGAAGTGCCTAATATGCTTTTTACAGGCACAGCTGGTCTCGGTAAAACTACTGTAGCCAAAGCTTTATGTAATGAGCTTGACTTAGATTATATCCTAATCAATGGATCTGAAGAAGGTAACATTGATACTCTTCGTACGAAGATTAAAC